GTTGCGCATACTCCGTATAAAACCAGTCATAAAAGCTGTCGATCAGCGTTCCGTCGAGCACCACGGTTTTACTGTAAATCGTGGCCCCGCCGGGCGCGTCTTTCATGACCACGCTAACCTGCTTGCCCACCAGCTCCAGCAGCGCCACGCCACTGACGCCACCGGGCCTGAGCACCACGGTCAAGTCGGCATTGGCGGTGGTGCTGGTGCCCACGGCGTTGTCAAACATCGCCATGCGGTTGGTGGGGCCGACAATGGCCCACCACGGCGCGTTGTTGGCCGGGTCTTTGCCGGTGCTGGGGGCTTGGATGCACTCGTACACCTTGCCCGTGCTGGCCAGCGTGACGCGGTTGCCCAGCGCGTAGGTGGTGGCCGCGTTGTATTCGGCATAGGTCTCGGTGGCGGTGCTGGATGCCAGCACAGCATTGGTGACGGGGGTGGGCTGGATAACATTCATGCGGGCACCGTGGCGAGTGGGGTATCGGAGTCCGTGCGCACCAGCAGGCCATCCGCGCTCATGCGGTCCAGGTGCCGGGCGGTCTTGGCGGTGTGGCCTGCGGTGGCTTGTGATTCGGCCCGCAGGGCGCGCAACTCGGCGCGCAGGGCGCGCAGCTCAGCCACCATGGCACCAGATCCGCCGCCGCCCAGCATGGCCGCTGTCTGGCTGGCGCTGTAGATGCGGCTGGGCCCGGTCACCTCCAGCTCGGGGCCGTTTTCGCCCACCAGGCGCAGGCCACCGCCAAAGCTACCGCCCGTTGCAAAGGCTGGCACAGACTCGCCACGCAGCGCAGCCACGATGGCGCGCAGGCCCGTAAGCTGCGATGCCGTGCCGTCATTGATGGCCTGTGCAATCACCTGCTCTGCGCTCTTTGTGCTGCCTTCGAGCTGGGCAAGCGCGGTGTCGATGCTATCGAGCAAACCGAGTGACGTGGTTTGGTAGTCAGTGCCATCTGCATCGGCCTCCAGCATCCCGGCCACGCCAGTTGCCTGCGCTAGAAGCTTGCCGGTTTGCACGCGCCAGTCTGATGCAGTAGAGGCTTCGGCCTTGATGGCTTCGGCCAGCGTTGGCAGGGTGGCCGCCATGGAATCGGCGTATCCCGCCCGCGTGCTGCCAGTGGTGGCCAAAGCCATGCTGTAGTCCGTCGCATAGCTGTTGCCGAGCTGCGATGCGGTTTGAGCACTGTCGAGCTGCCCCATGCGGATTCCGTCCACCACTGCGCGCAGGTTTTCAGCGGTGGCAATCATGGATTGCACAGCCTGCTCTTGCGCTTCGTAGTAGCGCACCACCTCTTCGCGCAGCCCACTGAGCTTGTTGACAGAGCCACCAGCGGCGGTTACGAACTGGCTGATCTGTGCAGCGTAATCAACCCGCGCTTGCACTTCTGCGCGCTGTGCTGCTGCCACTGCGGCCTGCGCGGCTGCGAGTTGTTGGGCATAGCGGCCAGCCTCGGCGCTTGCGGCAGACAGCGCTGCCTGTTGCTGGGCTAGCTGGGCTTCTGCCGATTGCCGCTGGCTTGTGTAAGAGGCTTTATCTGATCCGTATTGAGCCGTGCGCCGTTCATTCTCTGGGATGAGCGCCATGGACTCTCGGTACGTGCCAGCTCCAGACCACGCCCAATCGCGGTAGGCGGTGAATGCATCAAAAGACTTTTGCACACCACCGAACCACTCATCCAGCGCTGCAATAGTCTGCTGAGTCTGCGCAACACCATCGGCAAGCGGATTCGCTACGCCACTCCAATAATTTTTCCCTTGCTGCGCTGGCGCCAGTTGAGATGCAGCAGACGCCACGCCACCCTGAGCGCTAACGATGCCAGCAGTATTGGGCGCGTACACCATCGCCGCATTCACAGCGGCGGCAATTTGCGCTGGCGTCATGACTTGCGAGCTTGCAAGCATGTCGGCGCGGGTGCCTGCAACATCCCCACGCACGCGGCCAATGTCTGCAAGCAGCTTTTCAAAGACTTCAGATGCGCTCTTGCCCATCTCTGCAAACTGCGCATCGATATCGTCTGCAACTTGCGCAAACGTGCCAGCCAGCCCCATCAACACCACGGCAAATTCAGCGCCAGATTCGCCAGCCGCCATTTGCTGCTCCACCAACGCGCGGTATTGTTCCCGCGTGGCTGGCAGGCTTTGGCCGTACCCTGCCAGCGTGGCCTCTAGCTGGGCGCGCGCCCGTGCAATCTTTTCCTGCTCTGTATAAACCGCATCGTAGTACCCCGCTGCAGATGACGTGAGAGCGTCAATGCTTCCTGCGGCACTCAGTAGCGCGGACTCCATTCCGCTGGAGATGCCGTCAAACATCTCCATCGCTTTGCCGAGCTGCACAAACTGGGCCTTTATGGCTGCGATCTGTTGCACCGTGGCAGACAGTTGCTCCATGCTGGCCGATTCGCCAATCGCCGTCAGCATGTCTTTGGCCCAGCTCACATCGCCAATTGCCGACACCAGCGCGGTGCGTGCGCCCTTGGCGATTTCGGCCATGTATTGCTTGTAGCCTTCTTCGCCGTTTGCAAACTCACGCGGTGCCCACTTGCTTTGCCGGTCGTTTTCCCAGTTCAGCAAATCCTGCCCGCCTTGGCTGATGCGGAAACTTCCCCAGGCGCCGTCTTTTGAGCTGTCATCAGCAAAGGACGTAGCGATTTCGTAGCCTGCCGTTTTCCCGAATGCTTTTGCAAGCCCGTCGAAAGTCTGCGCAAGCCCTGTAGCAATGGCAGAGACTCCCGCCTGTGTGCCTTGCGCATATTCCCCTGTAGCGCCCATGCCGAAGGTGCCCCGGTTGTATATGCCTGCGCCTTCTTGCAATCCCCCGGCTTCGCTGTAAACAGCACCGGCCCCGATGTGAGGGGTGCCGGAATCGTCGAATTTCTTCGCCAGCGATCCGAGCAATGCCACGCCCGCCAGTGCCCAGCCCCAGCCAGGGATGGCGGCGAGTGCGCCGCTCATGCCGCCCGCACCTGCGGCTGTAGCGCCTGGGGCAATAGTCATGGCTGCAACGGACGGTGCGGCGTAGCTACCGATTGCGGTCGCGCCAAGGCCGCCCATCGTGGTAGAAGCGCCCACACCGAGGCCTATGGCATTGCCGATGCTGCCGAGCACGCCGGTGCCGCTGGTCAGGCCGTTGTAGAGGCTTGTGCCTTGTAGCGCCGTGCCAATCAGGTTGCTGCCGCCTGTGGCCGCGTTGGCAGCACCAGACAGGCCCAGCGCACCAGTCACAGCACCAGCGATGGGGTTCACGATGGCCGAGATGACAGGGCGCAGCACCATCGTCTTAAACATGTTGACGACCGTGTCGCGCAGGTTCTTGGCGAAGTCTTTCCCGGACTCGAACCCGCGCATGAGGGCATCTGTCAGGGTGTCGTTGATCTTGTCAGAGGTTTTCTGCCATTCGTCGGCGGCAGATTTCGCAGCATCCACGGCGGCGTTCTTCACGCCCTTCGCACCAAGCAGCGCGTTTCGCTCTTTCAGCGCTTCGATCTCAGACGCCAGTGCGATTTCAACGCGGGTTTGCGTGCCGGTGATGGCGCTCTGGCGCTCCAATTCGGCAAGCGTTGCCTCTTTCGTCAGGATGATGACGTCATTGCGCTGCTGCAAAACCAATGTTTGCTGTTCAGTGCTCAGGCCGATCAGTTCTATTTCCTCGCGCAGCGCGTCGTTCTGCGATTGCAGACTGTCGGCAGCGCGCTCCATGGATTGAATGGTTTTGATGCGCTCGGCGGCGGCTTCGGCGTAGGACTTGGATAGGGCCTGTGTCGCTGCGGCTTCTTCCTTGGCAAGTGCTACGGCGAACGGTTGTTTTTCAATCAGGGATTGAACTGCTGTAACGTATTGCTGCTCAGTGATTACGCCAGCGGCGCGTTGCTTTTGTGCGTTAGCAAGTTCGGCGTAGTAGGTGGAAGACACGCCAGCAAGATCTGCAAAGATGCGTTGCTGATCGCGCAGCTCTTTGTTTTCTGCCGCCACACCGCCGCCGCCCTTTTTGGCGTAGCTGGCGCGGATTTCTCCCAGTCGCTTTTCAATCTCCGCCTGAGAACGGCCAGCTTCTGCGCCCTGAGTGCGGGCAACAGCAAGCTCGCGCTCCATCTTCACTTTGTCCGTCAGGAACCGCTCGCCCGCCTTGTCGAATGCAGCGGACGCCTTCACCGATTCGCCGCGCTGGCGCTCTGCCTCTGCGGCTGTCTTAGATGCAAAGGCAACGCCTTCCAATGCTGCGGCTTGTGCTTTGAGTGCTGTAAGTTCTGCGCTCAGGCGGGCGCTGTTGGCGCTTGACGGACGGCCAAATGCTGCACCACCGCCATTGCTTCCGAACCCATCATTGGCTAACTGGTTTTCACGCGCTGCGATTTGCTTGCGCACCTCTGCAAGTTGATCCACGCTGGTAGATGCGCGGCCCACATTCAAGATGGCGTCCCACGCGGATTTGGCGGCGTCCTTGACGGCAATCCACCCGCGCTCCACGGTGCCCAGGTTGCGCTCCATTTCACCGGCCCGGCCCGAGAGCGTGTCGGCAAAGGCGCGCTGCGCCACATTGGCGGCCTCTGCCGTTTTGCCCTGTTCATCCAGGCTCTTGATCTGCCGGTACGTGCTGTCCGTCAGGAAGTTCATCCCATCGTTGAGCTTCAGCACGGCGGCCAGTGGCTCGTTGCGCAGCGCGGCGAATTGCTCCGCCGTCTTGCTTGCCGCCTGGCCGGTAGCGCGCTCATAGGCCACTGCGGCTTGTGCGGCTTCGCGCAGGTTCTCCGCGCCCACCTTGCCGGTGGCTGCCAGTGCAGACAGAGCTTCCGCAGCCTTACCTTGGGTGCCGACTACGCTGCTTATTTCCTGCGCGTAGGATTTGAGTTGCGCGGCATTCGTGCCCGCAGCATTGCCGGTTGTGACGAGTGCTGCGCGGTACGCGTCTGCCTCTTTTGCGCCCTGGTTGTAGGCCACAGCAATACCGGCCACAGCAGCGGCTGCAATGGTAAACGGGTTCACCAGCCCCAGCACATAGCCACCAAGCGCGCGGTCGGCATTGCCAGCACCACCGAACATGTCTTTGAGCTGGCCTCCCTGTTGCAGAAACACGGTGAGCGGCGCTTGCCCGCCCTGTAGGCTGGTCACGATGTCGGTGAACTGCGCTGGCACGCCACGCAATGCGGCGGCGGTTTGGGCTGCGGACACCCCCATCTTATCGAGCGAGCCGGTGGCGGCGCGCTGCGCCTGCATGGCTTGGGCTTCGATCTCGCGCAGCTTCTTCAGGGCTGGCTCGAACTTGGATGCGTCCAGACCCTTGTCCGCGATGTTGAATTCCAGGCGCTGAGAGGCGGTCTTGCCAAGCAGCTCCAGCTCTGTCGTTGCCCGCTTGATGGATGCCGAGATCCGGCTTTCTGCGCGGGTGAACTTTTCAGCACTGGCGCCAGCGCCGTCGCCGATCTTGTCAACGGCCTGGCCCGCCTTGGTTGCAGACGTAGAAACCTCATTCGCCATCTGCTGGGCTTTGTCGCCAACGCGGTCAAAGGCGGTTTCTGCCTGTTCCGAATTGACGACGACTGCGGCTTGTAGGCTGAGATCGTTCATGAGGTTCCTGAAATGAAAAAAGCCACCCGCAGGCGGCTTAGTTGTCTGAGCGGTTGTCGCTCATTTGCTTGAGGGCGGCGCCCTCCAGTGTCTGCAGGTCGTCAAAGAGCTGCTGCCAGTCTTCAGCGCCCTGCGCTTCCCGGTCGAGCAGCGGGTAAACCGCTTCATAGCGCAGGCCGGTGGCGCCGCCCATGCCGCCGACACTCCACTGGGTTTGCAGGCGCGAGAACAGCACAAAGACGCGCCAATTCTCTGGCCAGACTTCCACGCACTGCTCTGCCTGGTGCGCTGCCAGCGCAGCGAGAAACGCATTGGCCGGGGCGGCCCCTTCTTTCGCGTAGAGTGCGGCCCCGGCCTCGCTTAGTTTCCCAGTTTGCCAGTGTGGGCCGCTTCACGGAATGCTTCCATGATGCGGATTGAGGCTGCTGGGAGTTCGTTATCAAGCTGTTGCAGCGACTCAAGATTGAGAGGCTCGTCAAGGCCCCACGAGTCAATCACGCGCAGCATGTATGAGGCGCTTTGATCGCGCGTCTTGTTCATCACGGACTCCAGCGAGAAATCTGGAGAATCCGCGCCAGCGACAGATGCGTCTTTTTCTTTTGCTGCGGCGACAAGCTCGTCAAACATCTTCGCGGATTCGATCTTTGTGAAGTACTTGAACGTAACAGGGATGTCGCCATTGCTGCCGTCGGGCATGGTGATTGACAGCACGAATGGCTTGAATGTTTTTGGATTATTCCCGAGCTTGACGATTTTTGCCATGATTTTGCTTCTTTCTTTTTAGTACAAAAAGACCCATTCCGCATACGTTCGGATGGGCATGAAAAAACCCGCCGCGATTGCTCGGGGCGGGTTACTTGGGCTGGCTGGCCCTTGTTCTATTGTTGTTGTGCTTTGGCTGCTTTTCTTGCCGCCCATGCCGCTTTATGCGCAACAGACATCTTTGCTCTTGTTTCATCGCTAATC